ATGATTACGCTAGATTAATGAATCAAGTTGGCTCGATCAATCCTTCAGCTAACAAAATACCTTTACGCTATATATTGTTAAACCCGTATGATGTAGTTGCAAAAAGAGCTACTACTTTCTCTGTAGGTGCATACGAAAAAGTTTTATCTGAGTATGAGCTAGCACGATTACAAAACCCACAAACAGAAGAAGATATAGAGCTTTTTCAAAGTTTAGACCCAGAGACTCAAGAAACAATTAAAAAAGGTGGATACTCTGCTAAAGGTTTAAAGTTGGCCTTAGATCCTCAAAGATTATCTTTTTCATTCTATAAGAAGCAAGATTATGAACCTTTTGCTATTCCTTTTGGTTTTCCTGTTTTAGAGGATATCAATGCCAAGATGGAATTAAAGAAAATGGATCAAGCAATAACACGTACTGTTGAGAATGTTATTTTGCTTATAACCATGGGAGCAGACCCAGATAAAGGCGGCGTAAATGCTAACAATCTAGCTGCTATGCAAAATTTGTTTAAAAATGAAAGCGTAGGCAGAGTGTTAGTATCTGATTATACAACAAAAGCTGAGTTTATAATCCCTGAGCTTAATAGAGTTTTGGGTCCAGACAAATATAAGATATTAAATGAGGACATTAAACAAGGTCTACAAAACATTGTAGTAGGAGAAGAAAAATTTAACTCTACTCAAGTCAAAGCCCAAATATTTATTGATAGGTTAAAAGAGTCTAGAACTGGGTTTTTGAACGATTTCTTACAAAGAGAAATCAAAAGAATATCAAGAGAGCTTGGATTTAGATCTTACCCCGAAGTAAAAATGAAAGACATCGATATGAGAGATGAGGCTCAGTTAATGAGAGTTTCTACTCGTTTGATGGAGTTGGGTATACTAACACCTCAACAGGGTATGGAAATGTTCCATAACGGAAGATTCCCAGAAGCCGATAAGATTTCACCTGCTCAGCAAGATTTTGTAGAAGAGAGAAAAGAAGGTTACTACAACCCATTAGTAGGTGGAGTTCCTATGATT